TATTTGTATTTTAGCCTGTGGCTAATTCATGTCTGAAGAAAACACTGCTCCTGTGGAGCAATCTGTTGAAACCAAGCAACTGCAAACTGAACTCGAAGCAATGAGGCGCAAAAACGCTGAATTGCTGGATGAGTATAAAAAAGCAAAGCAAGACGGTAAAGCTGTTCCTGAAGGCGTTGATGTTCAGGAACTGCTCGACTTTAAGCGCAACGTTGAACAGAGCAAACTTGAATCAGAAGGCAAGTACACTGAAGCTCGTCAAGCTCTTGAGCAGCAGTATCGCGAGGCAACTGCTGAAAAAGATAAGCGCATTGCTGAGCTTGAAGCACGCGTCCGTGAGCTTGAGCTAATCGCACCTGCGAACACAGCATTGGCTGATGTTGTTCATGACCCAGCCATTGTATTTAAGGCAGGCCTGCTCAATTCAAATCAAATCGAGCGGGAGTCAGACGGCACTGTCGTTGTCGTCAACGGTTACGAGCGTAAGCCGATTGGTGACTGGGCTAAAACTTTGCCGAGCTATATGCAAAAAGCGCCTAAACCACAGGGCAGTGGTGCGCCCTCTGGCCGCAACGCAAGTGGAGATGTCCCAGCTGGCATCAAGAATCCATTCGTACCAGAGACATTCGATCTCACTGAGCAGATGAGGCTTTATCGCACAAACATGGATTTGTATGAGAGGTTGAAAGCTGCCGCGAACCGTTAATATGCTGAATAAGGCAAGGCTGTGCTGCGCTGAATAAGGGCTGTGCCCACACCGTAAACATCAATTTTTGAGGATCTGTCATGGCGACTCTTCGCTCTGACATCATCATCCCCGAGATTTTCACTCCGTACCTAGTACAGGAGACCACAAAACGTGACGCCTTTTTGGCCAGCGGTGTGGTGCAGCCTATGGCGGAGCTGAATGCAACCGAGGATGGTGGTGACTTTATCAACATTCCCCACTTCGCGGCCAATCTAAACTCAACTTTTGAACGGTTGACGGACAGCACCTCGCTGACTCCAGGCAAAATCACTGCTGACAAGCAGCGTGCTGCGGTTGTTCACCGTGGCAATGCTTTCGAGTCACGCGATCTGGCTGCAATGGCTGCCGGGTCTGACCCGATGGCTGCTATTGGTCAAAAGCTTGCTGACTACATTTCGCATGAGCGTCAAAAGGACTTGCTGTCCTGCTGCGCTGGCATCTTCGGTGCGGTAGGCGACACCAGTGGTGCTGCTTTTGCATCGTTGGCAGTTGATGGCACGACTTCTGACACACCAACCGCTCTTGGCGTTCGTCAGATTGTCAAAGCCAAGTCATTGCTTGGTGATCAAGGTGAGAAGCTTTCCACAATCGTCGTACACCCCAATGTGTATTACGACTTGATGGAGCGTCGTGCGATTGATTTCGTTTATGACTCCACTGGCGCAGCTGACGCTAATGCCGACAGCGGTTCTACTGCTAACGCATTTGGCCAAGTAGGCGTTCCGACGTTTATGGGTCTTCGCGTCATTGTCAGTGCAGACGTGCAAACGGCTGGATCTGGCTCGTCTACTGAGTATGCGAACTATCTTTTCACCCCTGGCGCCATTGGCTCCGGTGAACAGATGGCACTGCGGACTGAGCGCGACCGCGACATTCTCGCGAAATCGGATGCTCTCAGCTTCGACTTGCATTATGTCTATCATCCGATGGGCACTCGTTTTGCTGAAGTTGCAAACCCGACTCCTGCTCAACTTTCTACAGTGAGCAACTGGACGAAGGTGTACGAAACCAACAACCTTGGAATCGTGCGAATTACTTCCGCTTCTAACCTTGACTGACGGAGGTAACTAACTATGGCATCCCTATTTGAAGTCACTGCTGGTAAGGCAATCGGATACGTTTCCGGTTCCGCCGTTACCCAAGGCACCAACAAGTCGACTGGTGTCACCATCAATGCACCAGCTGGTGCAATCACCATGCACGACGCCAGTTTGGCTGGCGATGCTGAGGTCACTTTCACTGTGACCAACAGCGAAGTGGCAGCTACTGACGTTGTGGTTGTGTCTGTTAAATCAGGCGCTAGCACTGGTCTGTATCTGGCTTTCGTGTCTGCAGTTGCTGCTGGTAGTTTCAACATTTCTGTCTCAAACCTCGGTTCAACCGCTGGTGAGACTGTGGTGTTGAACTATGCAGTCATCAAGGCTGCTGCGTCCTGATGGGTTTATTCGCTTTTCGGCGAATGCGTGAGCGAGAGGCTGCTGCACAAGCAGTGGCCTCGGACTCTGTAAAGCCAATTAAAAAGACCTCCACCACTAAAGCTGATGGCAGTAACAATCGACGCAACAGTGGGCGGGGCAAGCGCCAACAGCTACATAACGCTGGCTGACGCTGACAGCTTGGTCGAAGCGATGATCTCTAGCAGTGACGTGTCTAAATGGACAACGGGCAATACTGATAGTAGAAATCGTGCATTAGCAGCAGCAACGCAGCGTCTTGATCGTGAAAGGTTTTTAGGGGCGCGAACCAATTCAACGCAGGCATTGCAGTGGCCGCGTGAAGGCGTGCGTAAGCCAGACACTTATATTCAGTCGTTCTCGCATGGGTTTCCGTTCAGACTGACTGAGGATTACTACACGAATACCGAGATTCCTGATCAGGTCAAGCGTGCGCAAGTTGAGCTTGCGGTATATCTGCACAACAACGTGGACGGCATTAGCCTTGGCGGCTTTGAAGATTTTAAGAATGTAAAAATTGGCAGTCTTGACGTGACGCCAGATAAAAGTGGTGCTGTTGGTGCAGATCGCCTGCCGCCAATGTTTGAAAGGTACTTGACAGGGCTTAGAATCAGTGGACCGGGCAACATTGCTATCCGCAGGAGCTGATCATGGGTATGAATTACAGCGTTGGCGCAGAGTTCATCTCGGACACAGCCGAGCACACCGGCCGGTTTAACTGCATTTATTTCAAAGAAGACTCGGTGATCAGTGCCATTACGGCGCAGGACTACACCGGCAACAGCCTTGCGGGCGAAACATTTGTAGCCAGAACAAAAATTTATGGTGTGTTTACTAGCATCACGCTGACCAGTGGCGCTGCAATTGCCTACAAAATCTGATGTCACTGGCTAAATCGCTGGAGAACGCGGCTTCAAAGGTTATCGCCAAATTTGGTGGTGATGTTACGATTCGCTACGTTACGGCTGGTGACTACGATACGACTTCCGGCACGATCCCTGATTTTGCCATTGCCATTGAAAGCTACGAGGTCAAAGGCGTATTGGAGGATGTAAACACGCGTGAGGTAAATGAGCTGATTCAGGCTGGCGATAAGCGTTTGATCGTAGCGGCAAAGGACTTGCCATCAACTCCAGAAACAAAAGATCGGGTCACAATTGCAGGCATTGAGCATCAAGTTGTACGTGTGTTGACCTCTGAGCAGGACAACACGCCATTAGTGCATGAACTAATTTTGAGGGTATGACGATGGCACGCGAGATTAAGATCACTGACATTGCTGGCTTGATGGAGCGTGAAATTCAACAGACCGTAGAGATTGCTGCTCTTGAATTGATTGAAGCAGTCAAATCACAGACGCCAAAGCGTGTAATTCGAGATACGGACCCGCCGTCTTACAAAGGTGGTGGTGGAGATTTACAAAACGATTGGCAAATGCAGATTGGCAAGTTTGAAGCCAAAATCACAAACAGCATGGAATATGCAGAACCTGTGCTCTACGGCAACAACTTGCCTCCCTCTTGGCAAGGACGCTACCGCACAAGGCAAAACACTGTCCCTGGCTTTCCAGATTTGATCGTAAAAACGATTGCGACAAAACGAATCCCAATAATCATTAACGCGTTAAGGAGGCGGAACTAATGGCAGCAGCAGATCTCAATGCAGTTCGCTCCACTATTGAAAGCCGTCTTGCAACAGAGCTGGAAAGCAACCCGTCGCTACCTGTGATATTTCACAATATGGCCTATGAGCCAGCACCAAACACGTCATGGGTTCAATGTCTCACGACGTTTGGCGCAGGGGAATATTTGAGTCATGGCGGCACCACCAATTCACAAAACCGCATTGTCGGACTATTGGTGCTTAATGTCTTCTCGCCAAAAGGCGTAGGCCCTGGCGCAAACTACGTTATTGGTAAACGCATCCGAGACCTTTACAATAGAGTCATCGTGTCGGGGGTTTTCTTCGACGCTCCTACAGGGCCAGAGGCATTGGCATCGCCAACACCCGAAGGCTTTTTCCAAACACAGGTCCGTGTGACCTTTGAATTTATCGAGGAACTCTGACCATGGGAATTCAACGCGGACAACAAGGCTCAGTCGAATTTGAAACTGGCAGCGGCAGTGTGTCTGCAGTGGCTGGAACACGCAGCTGGAGCTTGGACATTGAGAAAGAAACGCTTGACGTTACGAAGCACGGCGACACGTTTCGGAACTTTGTCGGTTCGTTGATTACCGGCTCAGGCACTATTGAGCTTATTTTTGACGAGGGCAACGCAGGGCAAAAGACTTTTATGGATGATGTCCTTAAAACAGCAGACGGCGTTGACGCTTCGTTTGAGTTGTTCCGTGAAGGCACTGATAACGGTCAAAAATCCTTTACATTTGGCGGCATCATCACTAATGCTTCGATCGCCTCAACCGTTGGCGAATTGGTGATAGTATCTGCATCTTTCCAAGCTAGCGGAACGATTGCCTCTAACTAAATTTGTCTATAGAGTTAGACTTGGGGCGTTAAACCTATTATTTAAATGCCTGCTCAAAATCGAACAGTTGATTTGCTGGTTGGGGCGTTTGACCTTAACCAGCGCCGTAAGTTCGAGTTGAAGAACGCAGACGGCAAAAAGCTTGTTGATCTGTTCTTTAAGCCGATCACGCGTTCTGATCGCAAAAAGGCACAAAGCCTGGCGGGCACTGACGAGGCATTAGACATCAGCACGCAGATGTTGTGTCAAATGGCTGAGCTGGAAGATGGCACCAAAGCTTTTGCGGCGGCTGATGCGGCGAAGCTACAGCGGCAATTGCCTGAGTCTGTATTAAATGAGCTTGAGCTGTTCTTGTTCGGTCTTGGTGAAGAGACTGATCTGGAGGAAGCAAAAAACGACTGAAGCAGGACAGCTGGACTCTGTTCGAGTTTCATCTGGCCTGCGAACTAGGCATGACCGTAAGCAGGCTTCGCACTGAGCTAACAGACGCGGAGCTTGTGCATTTTGCTGCTTACTACGAAATTAAGCGAGAGGAAGAAGAAAAAGCAATGGATCGCGCAAAGCGTAAGCGGCGGTAGGATAGAAGCATTGCTAGGCAGCTGTGGCAAGGTCATCCGTTGAGCTGATTGTGGATGCCGTAAAGGCAATCAATCCTCTTCGTGCAGTTGCAACAGCTAGTAAGAAAGCAGAGCAAGCGATAGAAGGTCTTAAGAAAAGCGCAAAGGCTACTGGTAAAACTCTTGAAGATATGGCCCGTAGGGGTAAAAAAGGATTATCAGATTTAGTCGCTAGAGCAAAAACAGCTACTGCTAATTTTAGTAAATTAGGCAAAGCGGCATTGCTTGCAGGCGCAGCGGCAGGCGCAGCAGCATTAGCTAAGTTTTCGTTTGGCGCGGCTGGTGAGCTAGAAAGGCAAACGAAGAGTTTGCAAGTTTTAACAGGGTCGCTTGAATTGGCCAAAGGAATTATTGCTGAGTTGCAGGCGTTTGGCGCTGTTACACCTTTTACGAGTCAAGAGCTAATCGAAACGTCAAAGCGTCTCAAAGCGTTTGGATTTGAGACAGAGCAGGTTGTTGACATTACAAAGCGTTTAGCAGATGTGGCTGGTGCAACTGGTGCTGATCTTGGCGGCATTGCGACTGCGTTCGGTCAGATACAAGCAAAAGGCCGACTGCAAGGAGAGGAGCTTTTGCAGCTGCAGGAGCGAGGTGTTGCGCTACAGGATGAGCTGCGCAAAATGTATGGTCTAACTGGCGAAGAATTTAGCAAGGCACTGCAAAAAGGTCAGATAAGTGCAAAAGCCGCTGAGGTTGCATTAATTAGGCTTACAGAAAAAGGCGGAAAATATGCCAACGGTGCAATCGCTCAGTCGGACACTTTGTTTGGCAAGCTTTCAACGTTGCAAGACGCGTTTCAACGCTTTGGCCAAAACATCGGCAATGCGCTAGCGCCTGTTTTTAAAAGTATTATAGAATTTTTAACGACTATTACTAACCAGATAAATAACATATTCAGAGAGGCGGCAATAGATAGACAGGCAAGAGAAGATCTTGGAATTACCAAAGAAAATGCAAGACAAAAACTTAAATTTGGTGGCAAGGATGAACTCGATGCACGGAAAGATTTTTTGAGAAATCAAGGTTATGGACTAGAGCCAGTTATACCTGACACAACAATTCCTGCGTTGACTGCTGGCACAGCTGGCACAGCTGGCGCAGGTAAGCCAGAGAAAGAGCGCGTTGATATGTCTGAAAAAATGCTCGGGTTGTTGCAAGATAGAATTAAGCTTTCAAAAGGCGAAAACAAAGTCGCCATTGCTTTGAAGGAAAATGAAATGCGAATGCTGGAGATACAAGAAAGCAGCTTGTTGCCAAGAGAAAAGATTGCAGCTCAGTTGAAGTCAGAAGAAATGTTGCACAACGATTTGCATGGCATCCATGGAGAAAACTTGCAGTTATTTGTTGATCAAAAAGAGGCTGCAGAGCAGCTTGGTAAGACCGTTGCTGAAGATTATCTCAAGAGATTAGAGGATGCAGCTCGGCCAATCAATCAGCTGTATGAGCAAATTGGCAGTTCTATTTCTACTGGTATTGTTGACTCTCTGTCTGCCGCTGTTGAGGGCACCAAGGCACTGGCTGACGTTGCTGCAGACACATTGCGGAACATCGCTAACATCTTGCTGCAGTTTGGTGTCAATACTGCTTTAGGCGGCATTCCTGGTTTAGGTACATTTTTTGGCGGAGCTAGGGCAAATGGCGGTTCTGTGACTGGTGGCCGTTCTTATTTAGTTGGAGAGCAAGGGCCAGAGCTATTTACGCCTGGTCGCACCGGCAGTATTGCTCCGTCAGGTAGTTTTGGCGATACTAATGTCGTTGTTAACGTCGATGCTTCTGGATCACAAGCACAAGGCAACCAGCCGAACGCCAAAGCACTTGGCGCTGCTATCGGAGCTGCTGTGCAGGCTGAGCTGGTCAAACAAAAACGTCCTGGAGGTCTCTTGAGCTAATGGCTACATTCCCTTCTATTGCCCCGACTTACGGCGTACAGAAGCGCAGCGCACCAAGCGTTAGGGCGATTCAGTTTGGTTCGGGCTATCAGCAGCGTGCGCAGTTTGGCATCAATCAAAATCCAAAGGTTTACAACTTGACGTTTGAAGTGTCAGAGGCTGAGGCTGACACGATCGAGACGTTTCTTGATGCGCGTGGTGCGGTAGAAAGTTTTACGTTTACGCCGCCAGCCGAAACTAGTAGTGCCAAATTCATTTGTCGCCAGTGGTCAAAGTCAATTCCTTACCTAAACCGTGCGACTATTACAGCTACGTTTGAGCAGGTGTTTGAGACCTAATGGCTTTCCCTCATTCTTTACACGCCTGGGAAGCGAATAAATATTACGACATTGGTGATGTCGTCAGAGCGTCCCGTGAAGAGCGCCATACGCTCGCTTTCAAGTGCATTCAGCGGGGTACGTCTGGAGATAATGAACCAGTCTTTCCGCGTCAGATTACATCGACTGTTGTCGATAGCGAGGCCAAGTGGGAAGCTTTTGAGCCACTTGCAGAGCAGCTTCAAGCACTAGCTCCTACAGCAATTATTGATTTGTTTGAAATTAAATTAACGCTGGACAGGAATGGTGTTGAAGACACATTGCGTTATCACGCAGGCACAAACGAATTAATTTCTAATATTCAATTTGATAGCAAAACCTACCCTGCTGCGCCTGTAGAGGTTGATGGCTTTGAGTGTACCGCTAAAGGTGCATTGCCAAGACCAACACTAAGAGTGGCAAACGTAAATGGTGCGATTAGCTCTTTGCTGGCTCAATACAATCCGTTGGGCGCAAGAGTGAGACGGATACGCACTTTCGCCAAGTTCCTCGACACTGTTAACTTTGGCCAGGCGCAGTCATCGCAAACAGAAGATGACAGTGGTTTGGCTACAGAGGGCGGGGATAGCATGATTAACCAAACTACTAACGATACTGCTGACCCTGACGCAAAGATGATTGAAACATGGTACATCGATCGAGTTTCAAGCGAAAACCTGCAGTTTGTTGAGTTTGAGCTAACAGCTAAGTTAGATCTAACGAATCTGCAATTGCCGCGTAGAACTGTAACTGAGTTCTGCCAATGGGTGTATAGAGAACGTGATTGTCCTTACAGGGGTGACCAATATTTTGACATCAATGACCAGCCGGTTGCTCTTGAGTCGCAAGATGTTTGCGGCAAGAGATTGTCAAGCTGCAAAGCCAGATTTCCTGAAGGCAAGTCCGATAAATGCAATGCTTTGCCTTTTGGAGGGTTCCCTGGTGCAAGACTTCAAGCTTGAAGCAGTTCGCCACGCAGAACAGCAGTATCCAAAAGAAGCGGCAGGGCTAGTTGTCAACGACAGCTATTTTCCATGCCGCAACATAGCTGACGACCCAGAAAACACTTTTGTCATCAGTCCTGCTGATTACGGCAGGGCGATGCTTATAGGAGAAATTAAGGCTGTTGTTCATTCGCATCCACAGGGCACGCCAGTCAGTGATTATGACCGTAAGGCTTGCGGTCAAAGTAAAATGCCTTGGTACGTCTACTCTGTGCCAGATGAGCAATGGTTGACTGTCGAGCCTTAGTCGGTCAAGAGTGGGACTATGGCAAGCAGGATTGCTACACATTGGTTCGGCAGTACTACGAGCAGCTTGGGGTGCAGTTGCGAGATTTTGAGCGACCAGAAGACCTAGGCACGACAGACAGCATTTTTCTCAAACATGCAAAGCGACTGGGTTTTCAGCAGATTGAGTTTGATGAACGGCAAAAAAACGATGTGTTGATCATGCGTCTAGGCACAAGAACGCCTATGCACGCAGCCATCTATGTAGGTGACGACAAGATCTTGCACCAACGCATGAACAGCATCAGTGCGGTAGAACCCTTGCGGCAGTACTATTGGAAAAGGACTGTGGCTGTGTTTCGTCATGCAACTTGTCTTGCTGGCAGGTGAGCTGGGCGAAAAGTATGGTCAGCAGCATGAGTACTACAATCTGCGGACACCAGCGGACGCCATAAAACTACTGTGCGTTAACTATCCGTCGTTGCAAACGGATCTAACACAAGCGCATCAAAACGGCATCGGCTACAAGGTAATTCAGGGTGGCGCGGCAATGGGCTACGACGAGCTGCACTTGCCGTTCGGCAGTAGGCCGTTAATGGTTGTCCCTGTCATTAGTGGTAGCGGTGGTTCAACAGGTCAGATATTGCTAGGCGTTGGATTAGTTGCTGCGTCGTTTTTACTGCCTGGTGCAGGGTTGTTTGGTACGACAAGCTTTTTTGGAGCTGCTGCTGCAACAACAGCTGCTGGCACTGCAACTTTTGCAACTGCTCTTGGAACTGGATTGAGCGCAATCGGCGCAGGCTTGGTTTTAACTGGCACGGCAAATCTTATTTCGCCTCAGCCGCAGGTCCCAAGGCTTGGCAGTAACCGACTTGACGGTGGTACAAACGTGCGTGGCACAGGTCCACAGGGCGTTACGCGTGGTGCGTCAGGTGAACAGTCTTACGCTTTCAATGGACCCTCTAATACTGTTGGTACAGGCGCAACAATCCCTGTTATTTATGGTCGTGTCATTACTGGAGGTCATTTAGTTGCAATAGACGTTGACGTTAGCGACACCTCTGATCCGCTAAGGAAGCAGTTAGGTGCGTTTAGCCGCAGTCAGACAACAATCAACAACGAATTTCTGAAAAATGAGATAACGTC